TGTCATCAGACCTCAAAGAGGCCACTGATCATATACCGAAAGACATTGCTCTGCATATGCTTTCTGGTTTTATACAAGGTATTGGTTTCCAATCACGTCTGGTACAGACGTGTCTAGAACTACTACGTAGTCCTAGAACCTTTATATCCGCTGCGGGTGTCTCTGAGAGACAAACGCGAGGCGTAATGATGGGTGAACCCCTCACAAAGGTGATTCTTACCATCCAAAACCTGGTAGTAGAAGAACTCGCGTTGCGAGACTACCTAGGCGTTAACTATGGGACCTCATTTTATGAGAGCCCACGTTGGCGTACCTACCATGTTGGTGGTGACGACCATTTAGCAATCGGACCTCTCGAGTATCTCGAGAAAATCACTGCTAATCATACCCGAATGGGATCTAAGATCTCTTGGGGTAAGCACGGTATGTCCCGCATTACGGTACTATACTGTGAAAAGTTGTTAGATATCAGAAATATCTATACACCTTTTGACCCGGTCAGAATCAACGATTCGACCGCGGCCTATGAGAGTTCACCTTTCATAGATTCAGTGAAACTCCGATTATTAAGTCCAGCTTCCAAGTCTTTTGACGTTGTTGCCGACAGGAATGTCGCAATCGGCAAAGGGCTTTCCTTAGGAAGAACCCTGAGATGGCTTAACAGAGACCATTTCCCCACTAAGTGGGTGAAGATGGTTAGGAATCGATTCTTTCAAAGAATGGGTTCCTTACTACCAGATCGCTCCTCCGGAGTTTTCTGGCATTTGCTCCTCCCGACCTATTGGGGCGGGATGGACCTTTGGCAAGTTGAGGATCTTCCAGATCTCATTGCCAAGCTCCCCGAGCCGTCTAAGACGACTATCGAGGATTACATTGACGATAAGCCTTCGGCTATCGACAACGTTAAGCTAATCAGGAAGTTCCTGACCAACTTCTCTTATAGAGGGTTCCGTCTCAATGAGACGGAGGTGTCCGCTATGCGATCGCACCTTGAGCAAATCATTGGAATGCTCCCAGTTTCAAACTGGAGTGCGTTAACTAAAGAATATGACCCTGAGGGTCAGTTCTCTAGTCAAACCTTGGCAGAGATGATCTCTGCCGATGGTTGGAAGGAGGAGGAATCCATCATTGATGAATTACTCCGTCCTATTCTTTTCAAAGAGATACTCTCTGGGAAAGAAAAGCCTAACGTATATAATACTGTTAAGCTTAAAAAGCGCTATGCCAGTTTCTGGAATCTCGCTTACAAAGGTTTCTCAACCCTAACATTGGAAAGGTTAGAACAGGCTCTGAGAGCCAGGCCAAAGGCTACCTTTTACAAAGTGGCGTATCCGAAGGAACTCCACTTTGCATCGGATCGCGGGTACATCTATACTAGTGTACTCGACGACGCGTTACATGGCATGCCCGTACTTAATACGAGCCGCCCGTATATGTAACATCAACCTATTGTTCCGCCCGAAGGGGGACTATCTGAGATAGAGATCTAAGATCTACATACGGTTTACTGCTTACATCGTAG